TTTGATTTCGAGCTTGGAGTTTTTGAGCCTGATGATCTCATCGCAATCATCGTGATGAATCACCAGTTCAGCTTTTGCGACATCCGCACCCACGATCAGCTTTCCAACCTGCATTGCCATGGGAGCCACCTCACGTTATGGTTTTTCGGCTTGAAGGGGTTTCACCAAGAGGCGCTGGCTTGCTTCTATCGTCGCTTGCAAACGATGCATTCTTTATCGGCGCTTTGGTGGAAGGGGTGGGGCGATGTCTCCCACGGTCTGTACTGCTGCGAACAGTCAGAATCGGGCATTTAGTCCCACCACCCCTTCAAGTCTAACCATACAAGCGGGCTTGCCCGCGATGCGCCGCGCGGGCGGCGCTCGATCTCACAGGCGCTGGAGCTTTCAAGGCATGCATATCCCACAGGCGCTGCAGAACCCAAGGCCTGAACTAAGGCCCCCCACGCACCTCCCGCACATAATCCTGACAAGCCCGCAACGCCATCAACCCCCGGTCTCCTTCATCGGTGATGGCGACAATTCGTCGAGCATGCGCCGGCTCAAGTCCGGCGCGTACGGTTGCATGATCCACGCCGCCGGCGCCGGAGGTGGCAGGCACTGTGCTGCAGACTGTGTCGCGCTCGACCAGGACCGACAGGCGCAGATCGGCAGTAGCAAGACGATCCCGCAGGCGAGCCTGAGACTGCTGCGCATCAGCAAGCTCCTTGAAATGACGGGTTTCACTTTCATCCAGGCGCTGCTCAAGTGCTTGGCGCTGCTCACGCTCGACGAGCAGCCGGGTAGCCTCGGCAGCGGCCTGTGCTTGCGCCAGCTGCGCTAGTTGCCGCCCGTAGCGCCAGCCCTGTATCTGCCAGGCCAGTGCTGCAGACAGCATCAACAACAATGCACCAAGGCCAAGCTGCAACCGGCTCAACACAACACCTCGCGCGCCCGCGCCCAGAGCTGGAGGCGATCCTCAAGCCCATTGAGCCCACCATTGATATGGCGCGTGATGCGGTTGAACTCGCCGCGGTCAGCCAGGGCATTGAGCCCACGCGAATGCCAGAACCACGCCGCCGACTCGCAGGCCCAGCGTGGCTGTTCGAGCAACTGCGGTTGCGCCAGCAGACGCTCGTCGCCGAACAGCGCTCGGCTGCAGGCCTGATAGTTGTTGCGCCCGGTGACCTGGATCAGGCCGCGCCCGCAGTAAAACTGGCCATCGCCATCGGCCTGCGGCGTGTTGCCCAGGCGCAAGGCCAGGCTGCCGGTGTCATAGCGCGCCAGGTAGCGGTCGTTGCCCAGCTCCTTCACGTAGCGGAACTGGCCGGACTCATGGCCGACCTGGGCGATGAACGCCGCCACACGCTTGGGGTTGTCGATTTCCCAGCGTGGCAGGGTGACGTTCAGTGCCGAAATAAAAACGCCCGCAACGGGGCGGGCGTTCGGCAAAATCTGTAGCAATTGCGTTTCTGTGAGCATGTCTGACACTCCTTCCCTGTATCGTCCTCAAGCCTTGATCGCAGCCTTGCGGCGGGGCGTTGCGCCCTTGGCCTGTACCTTGCCCGCCTTGCCGCCATTGCCCTGCAGCGTGGTGCGCCAGCCCGAGGCGGTGAACACCTGCTCCACCGAATCGATCTGGTATAGCCCGTCGAGGCCATCGACAAAACCCTGCAGGTCGATGCTGCGCTCGGCGAACAGGTCGGTGCGCCCAGGCAGGTCGAGGCGCACCTGGGCGGTGCCGCGGTTGAAGCTGGCCAGCCGCGCCCTGGCCGCCTGCTCGGCGGCGGCGCGGCTGGGGTACAGGTGACGGTCGGTGTGCACCGGCCGCTGGCCGTCCGCAGCGCCGTCATTGGCCAGCTCGACCGTCATCAGCTCACCGCTGGCACTGTCCTGGTGACGGGTGCGCACCGCCTTGCGCGCGGATTTGTCGTCCAGGCGGAAATACCACTGGCTGACATCGCTGCGGGCAATAGCGACTACATCCAGGGGCTTGCCGCTGGCGCTCTGCCCGCCCTGGCGCGGCAGCACCAGCAACTGGCCGTTGGCGAGCTTGGCGGTGCTGTCGTATTGCAGGGCCAGGCGGGTGATGAAGTTGAAATCCGATTCGTTGTACTGATCGACCCGCGGCACCAGGGTGAGCACCGGGCAGACCGCCTGCCAGCCATTGCGTGCGCCGATTTCAGCGACGATGCGCTGCAACGGCACGGCCTCCCAACTGCCGCTGCGGATGGTCCGGCCCGTGCCGCGCAGGTCACTGGCCTTGCCACGAATCACCAGGGTGTCAGGCGGGCCGGACAACTCGACCTCATCGACGGTGTAACGCCCCAGCCGGATCAGCGGCTGGCCGGCGTACCCCAGATGCACCTCGAGCAACGCGCCGCGCGCGGGCAGCGCCAAGGCGCCGTCACGGGCGTCGATGCGCAGTTCGAAGTCGTCCGACTCCATGCCCGGCTTGTCGGTGGTGCGCAGCAACAACAGGCGGTCGTTGATCAGCGCAGTGATGTCCTTGCCGTCGGCCTGGATGCGAAATTGCGGTTGCATGGCATCAGTCCCACAGCTGCACGACGTTGGCCTGCGCCAGCGCCAACATCGGCAAACGAATCATCACCCCGCTGCGAAACGGCTGGGCCTCCTCGGCCAGCCCCTGGTTGGCTTGCAGCACCGCTTCGACACTGCCGTCGAGGTGCCCGTAATAGTGGTGGCAGAGGGTATCGAGCACATCGCCCTCAGACGTTTTGCAGGTCTTGTCCATAGCTGACGAACTCCAGTGAGAAGCCTTGTTTGCGGGGAATGCCGCCGGCCAGCAAGGCGCCCTGGTCTTCCTCGATGCTGGTCAGGCACCAGGTACCGAGCACTTCGCCGTAACCGGTGGTCAGCGACAGCGGCAGCAGCTGGCGGCCAATGCCGCGCAGGGCCTGCAACTGGCCGAGGCCACCTTTGAAACCGGGGAATATCGCGCCGTGGATGCTGATGGTTTCTTCACCCAGGCTGACCGCCTGCTGGGCGTTTTCCCGGCTCAGGCGCTCCTGCCCCGCCCAGCGAAAACGCGTTTGCCGGCGCAGCTGGTCGAAGGCGGCGGTGTCGAGGTTGAAGTAGTAAGGCGCGGCGTTGGCCTTCAAGGGTTGCAGCACCAGCAGGTGCGGGAACGGCTTGATCGCCTCGGCTGCCGGCGTGGCCTCGGGCGCGAAGCCAAAGGTCGACAGCACACCCTTGGCCACCGCCTTCACATCACCGATCACCCGGCGGATGGCCGCGCCGGCCTTGCCCAGGTGCTCGGCAAAGGCATCGACCTGGTCACGCACCTTGCGCACCACCGCCAGGGTCTGGTCGTACTTGGCGATCACCTTGTCGACGCGCTGCTTGGCCGAGTCGATGGCGCGCATCGTGCGTTGCAGGCGCTTGCCGATTTCCTTGCCGATCCATGGCAGGGCTTCGAGTTCGGCGGCCGCCTCCTTGGCGTGGCCGACCGCCTGCTGCATCGGGTCGAGCATGGCGTCGGCACGCCGACGCCCCTCCTCGCCCGCCTTGACCAGTGCATGCAAGCCGCCTTGCAACTGTTCCAGGTAGGTCATGGGTCCTCCTCAGGGTTGGGGTTGATCGGCCATCTGCACCGAACGCGCCTGGCGCATCAGGTCTTCGAGCATGCGCCGGGCGATGGTTTCCAGTTGTTGCAGGGTGGTCGGGTCGTCGAGGCTGTTGTTGAAGGTCACCGGCATGTTGGCGGTGAAGGTGAATTGCTGGTTGATGGTGGGAGACACCGCAGCCAGTAACTGCTGTGTCGAGGTCGCAGCTGGCCCAGCGCTATCCTGAGCACGGGTTGCCTGGGCGGGAGAGTTCACAGAGTCCGGCCTTCCTCCAGGCGCATCTTTACCGGTGACAGAGGCCACGGTCTTGCCGAGCCAGCCACCTGCGAATTCACCCGCCATACCGCCGAATGCCCCACCGCCCAAGCTCCCCAGCGCACCACCTACGGCGGCACCGATCACTGTCCCTATGCCTGGCACCACTGAGCCGATCATGGCACCGGCTGTCGCGCCACCTAGCCATCCGGCAGAAGATCCCGCCAAAGTGCCGCCCAACCCGCCGACAGCCTCGCCATAGCCCTCCAGTTTTTCTGCGGGCGTGCTATCACTCTGGTAGGTGTCGAGTAACTGCAATGAGGTGTCCAGCACCGCAGCCACTGGAACGGGTTTGAAGAATTTTCCAACCGATGGCAGCTGTTTGCCTGCACTGTTCGAAGAAAAGAACGGTGCAACCTGGGGTTCAGATTGACCCTCGGTCACTGAAGACGCCTCGCTGTCATGAGCCGTGGGGTCTTCATCTTCCGTGAGCAAATTGAACAACCCACCACCGGCTCTGTCTCCCACAGCCTCGCCAATCAGGCCGCCAGCTTCGGCCCAGCGCTTTTGTGCGGCCTCGTCCTGCTTTTTCTCTTCAGCCTCTTGCGCTGCCTGCTGCTTAGCGGCCTCTCGCTGTTCCTTGGCATGGGCTTTACGTTGACCTTTTTTTGTGCGCCTGGGTTTATTCGCAGCCGCACTTTTACCCGTGCCTATGACCTTGCCGAGCGCTTTACCTCTGAAAAGCATGGCTCCCAAAGCGCCCAGCACACGGCCACCAAGGTCGCCGAGTGCAGCACCGGTACCGCGTGCCATTTCTTCACCGTCCTCACCGGTGATCACTGCCTTGGCAACCTTGGCCAATGTCTGGGCACGGTTCTCCCGCCACTCCGTCAAGCCACGTTCGCGTATCGCTCGCTGTTTTTCCGGCGGCTGTTTGCGGTAGGCGCGAACGTACACCGTTCCAAGTCCCAGTGCTCCAAGGCTTCCGGCGGCTATGGCAAGGCCTTTGCCAAGGGTAAGCGAGGTGCCACCGGCATCCGCTCTGGGCACCTGCGCGGGTACTTTCAACTTACTCGCTGCGGGGGCTACCTGCCCTTGCACGACAGCGTGCCATTGCTGAAAGACATTGATCGTTATCTGGCCAGGCAACGGTCTAAGCCGCGCCAACCCGGCAATCACCCGATCCAGCATCAAATAGTGCTGACGCAAACGCTCGACGGCCTCGGTCTCATCGCCCAGCCGGGCGATCTGGTCTTCATGTTGCTGTTCCTGGTCCAGCGCCAGCTGGCGTTCGACCTGGCGTACCTTGCCGAGCTCCAACCCCAGTCGGATCACCTCGCCGATGAGCCGGCCTAGCCGGGTGCCGTCGGCCTGCCTGCGCAGGCGTTCGACATCCCGGCGCAGCAGGTCGATGGCCTGGCCCAAGGGGTTGATGACGGTGACGCCGAGCCCGAGGGTGAACACCTGTGTGTTCGCCATAGGTTCCTCCTTGTCACGGCGCGAGCCACCAGACCATGTCGCCATACGACATGGTCATGATTTCGCTCGCGGAAAAGTTCAGCTCCTTGGCCAGCCGCCTGGCGGCGGCCTTCTGCCGGGCCGGGTCAAAGTTCGTCGTCCTGCACCAGGCGAAAATAGCCGCTTTGCAAGCGGCTATAGTCCTTCAGGGCAAGGCCTTCGAGGTCCTTGATGCCGACCTCGGCCAGCGACGCGAACAGGTTCAGCTCGCGCTGCTCGTCGTCGACGCCGCCACCGGCCTGGGCATTGCGGATATCGCGCACGGTCGGTGCGCGCAGCGACAGGCTGTCGACCTGCACACCGTTGGCTTCGCTGGGGCGCGACAGGCGTACGCTGACGCGGTCGGCACTCAGGGTCAGCCACTGTGGCTGCTTTTTCGCTTGAGCCATGGTCGCCCCCTTACAAGCCGAGTGCGGCGCGCTGGGCGGCCAGCTGGTCGACGCCATCGATCACGCGCTTCATGCCCAGTGCATCGATCTCGTAGAGCAGGCGGCCATCGACTTCCAGCTTGTAGTAGCTCAGGCCGACGCTGTGCTTGATCTCGGCCTTGTCGCCGGACTTCCAGTCGCCCATGTCGATTTCCTTCAGGGTGCCGCGCAGGGTCACCACCACCGGAGTGATGTTGCCCTTGAGGCCCTTGAAGGCGCCGCGGAAGGTACCGTTGAAGCCGCTGCCATCGGCCAGGCCGAAAAATTTCAGCGCTTCACGGCGCACGCCGGTGGTGGTGAAGGCCGCTTCCTGCTTCTCCATGCCCAGGTCCATCTCGACCGGCATGTCCATGCCGCCGGGGCGGTGTTCTTCCATCTTCAGGGTGAGTTTGGGCAGGGTCAGGCTGGGTACATCGCCCTGGAAGCTGACGCCATCGACGAACAGGTTCAGGTTGGCCAGGGTTTCGGGAATCATTGCCATGTAAGTGTGCTCCTTAAGCAGCGGAATCGAGGACTTCGGTCAGCCACTGGTTAGTGACTTCAACGCGGAAATTGGGGTTTTCGGCAGGCGGCACGTCGGTGAAGCGGATGTTCCAGTACACCTTGCCCTGCTCCAGCTGGCTGGCGGTGTTCAGTTCCGGGTCGGCGAAGACCTCGAAGTTGATGATCGCTCCCTGGTTCTTGAGGTCGCGCATGAAGGCCTGCAGGCCCTCGGTGACATCCTTGACGTAGGTGGCGGTGATGGCGCGATCGACAGCCCACTTGTGACCGTAGAGGATCGCGTCCATGACGATGTCCATGGTCCGCACGCGGGTGACGAAGGCCCATTTCGGGTCGCTGGACAGGGTGCGGTTGCCCCACAGGCGGAAGCCGTCGTCGCGGATGATGGTGGCGATGTTGGCGTTGTTCAGCAGGTTGGCGCGGCAGCTGTCGTCGCCATCGAGGAACTCCACCGGGCGGGTGGTGCCGGTGATGCCGACGAACTCCTTGTTCGACGGCGAGGCCCAGAAGCCGTATTCGCTGTCGGTCCAGGCGAACAGGCCGGCGACCCAGGCCGAGCCCGGCGCATCGACGGTGGCCTCCTCGCCGTTATCGAAGTACTGCACGCCCGGGTCGACCAGGAAGGCGCGCTTGGCGCCGAAGTTCTTGGCATAGTCGATGGCAGCTTCGTCGGTGGTGTTCGGGCCGTCGATGATGGCAATACCGCGCAGCTTGTCGGCCAGGGCCACCAGTGCGGTACCGACTGCCTGGGTGGCGCTGTGGCGCGGGGCTGCCAGCAGGCGTGGCTGGGCGTTGAAACGGCTCTTGCCGTCGAGCAGCGCCTGCAGACCGGTACGCTTGCCGTCGGCCTGCACACTGCCGATGATCGCAGCGGTCTGCTCGGCGGCATCGTCCAGCTTGGCCACGCCACAGGCGACGATGACTGCCTTGGCGCGGGTGAAGATTGCGCGGCAGGCCTTGGTAATGGCAGCCTTCTCGCCGAACGCCGCGACGGCTTCACGTTCGCTGGTGATCAGCACCAGGTCGTTGGCCTTGGCGGTGGCGCCAGCACCTTCGGTGAAGGTGTCGACCAGGCCGATGATCGAGGAAGAAGGCAGCGCGATGCTGCGGGCGCCGGTGTCGACGTTGGTCACGGTGACGCCGTGGAAGAATCCACTCATGTAGGTTTACTCCAGGTTCAGGTACGAAAAGGCCCTGCGGGTGCAGGGCCTGGAAGAGGATGGTGCGTAAATGCAGCGTTCCGGTTTACGGGACGCCAGGGAATAGCCTCAAGTAAGTCCGGCGCAATGCCGGCCTTGAAGATGCTTGAGCTTGTTAAAGCCAATGCTATTTCAGCGCCTCAATAGCCAATAGCCCGCCATTGAACAATACGGGAGTCTGCAAGGTTGTTATCGCAGAATGCTTGACCGTCAAACCCCGACACACTGGAAGCGCCAATACTGACAGATTGGCGATTTTGTCGGTAATAGGAAATCTTGTCGTAGTTATCAGTATTAATACCGATACTTGCAACTACCGACAGACAGGCGTTAGGAAATTGCAACGGGAATACGGTATCAATATTCGCGGTGGCAATGCTGGAAGGAAGCAAGATTTTGCCCCACTGTTCGATGATCCCATTCGGATTTCGCGCCCAGCCCACCCCTGCCTTGAGTGACGAGTATTCCGGCGAATTGGATAACCCACCAGCAATCACCGTGTAGATGCCATCCGCGGCACACATGAGCATGATAGGCGGTTCGTTCGTCCCGATACTGACAGCGTCATATTGCCTGGAGCCCAAGCTGATATAGCTACCTTGACTGGCAGCTTTCAGAATAGTGATTGTTCCCTCACCCGACCCCACGGATATCATGAACACCGAGCCTACGGCGATTCCCGAAGAAGGTAGAGACAGCGATCCGCTCCAAATGGCCGGGCCACTCATGTTAATGAGTCGGCCAACTTGATCTGGGCCAAGCGTAGCGCCGGACGACACCCCCTGAATTTGCGATGGCAACACCAGTCCCGCTTCTTTGACGAACTCGGTAGTCGCCAGTTGCTTTGACGCGTTCCCCCTGGCAACTGTAGGCGCTGTCGGGGTACCGCTAAATACAGGGCTTGCCGTCGGCGCCTTCAGTGTTAGAGCGGCATCTACCTGGGCTTTTGTGTATCCATCACTGATACCGTAGCCCGCCAAAGTTGTAGATTTTGCCGCCTTGGTCGCCAATGTATTGGTGACAGTTGTCGCAAAGTTAGGGTCATTGCCTAACGCCGCCGCCAACTCCTTCAAGGTATCAAGGGCCGCAGGTGCAGAATCCACCAGGCCCGCTACAGCATCTTGAACAAACTCCGTGGTCGCAAGTTGCTTGGAGTTACTGCCCTTGACCGCAGTAGGTGCTGTAGGCACCCCACGCAACGCAGGCGAATCTGTAATGGCAAGCTCCGACCATTTGGACCAAACATTGGAATAACATGATCGGCTAAAGACTTGTCCGGTGTTGTAGATGCAATACGCCTGAGTGACGATTGCCACATTCGCCGCCTGGACCAGTAAAGTTCCGGCCACGGCAGCGGGGTAGTTCAATGCAAGCGTGGCGTTAGTATTGGCTGGCTGCCCATAGGAACCTGGCGTGACCATGGAGTTGAGGTCTGTACCTGACGGTATGTTGCTCGTAGACACGCCATAACTACCCCAACCCAGCTGACCGATCACTCGCTGTACGAAGTTGGTGGTAGCCACTGTCGTATCATCACTGGTCAGCAAAGGGGTAGGTGTTTTTACCGATCCCGTGAAGGTCGGGCTAGCCAGTGGTGCCTTCAGTGCTAGCGCAGTATCCACCTGAGCCTTGGTGTAAACATCTGTCAACCCATACCCGGCAACAGTGGTCGGGTTAGTGGCTGCGGTCACCCGGCCGTATTTATCCACCGTCACGCTGCGATAGGTGCCTGCTGTCACGCCACTTCGACCAAAAGCCATCTCGAATGTCTGGGCTGTGATGCCCAGCGAAACAGGATTATCGGTCGTGAGCTGCCAAGCGCTATCGCCATTGGCTGCACCCTGTTCCACCAACACCAGCAGCCCAGGTGTTACCTTGGCATCGGTATCGGCATCGCTGCTTCGGTTCCATGCCCCTGCCGCTGCCACGTAGATCCCGTTGTCTTTGCCCGCAGTCTGGTTTTTCACCAACACCCGTGCGCCGGCCGCCACTGCAATACCATCAACAGTTTGCAAACCCGTCAGGGCAATGTTCGCCGTAGTCGCTGCCAGCACAGAATGCTTGAAATCCTGCTTTGCCAGCTCCTCTGTAACCCACTCCCGGGTAGCCAGCACCACCGCCGGATCAATCTTCAGCTGCACATTGCTGGCACTGCTCACCACCAGGTTCATCCGCACCACCTGGGTACGCCCCGAGCCCTGGCTCAACAACGGTTTGTAGGTCGGCGCACAGTTGGCCACAGCCACCATGTCGCCATCGGCATCGTAAAGCGCGATCTCGCGAATCCACTTGCCACCTACATCCGCAGGAATAACCTGTTCGGCAATGATGATCGCGCTGTTCTTGTCATCCACCTTCAGTTGGTTCAACGGCGCGCGGCGCCATTCGTTGATCAGGCTGGTCTGGCTGGCGTTTGGAGTGGGGTCGGAGCCGTTGGCATCGCCAACCCCCATCTGGGTGATTTTCCAGGCAATGCCCAAGGCATCGGCATTGGCCTGTTTCGCCGCGCCCACATTGGTGAGGATGGCGTAGAACTGAGAAGTCTGGTCAACCATGTGCAATGTCCAAGGTATCGATTGTATGTTCGCGGCCGCCCCGGCCTACGACGCCAATGACCTCGATGTCACGTGGCGTCAGCGGGTAGATGTCCAGTTCGTCGCCGTCCTGGATCGCGCAGCCGACATGAAGTGCGCCTCGGCTTTCGAGGCTGATCACCAGGCCGGTCAAGTGGCGGCTGACTGGCCGGGCGTCATCGATCAGCGATGACAGTTCCTGGTAGGTGCTTTCGCTGATGCCCGCATCGGAAACGCCGATTTTCAGAGCGAAGGTGCCCGCCTGTGCGGGTGGCGTGGTTTGCCACCACTCCTCCACCTCGATCAGGTAGCCAAACGGTTCCACCACCCGCCTGAGCGCACCGAGGGTGCCTTTGTGGGCGTGAACGAAGAACGCCGAACGGATCACCGAGCGCTTGATCTCGTCGCTCCAGCTGTCCTCCCAGCGGTCTACCGACCAGGCCCAGGCCAGGTGATAAAGCAGGTGCGCGGGGCAGCTGTCCGGGCTGTAGAGCAGGCGCAGGCTGACTTTCAGGTCCTCATCGGCCGCCACCTCGATGGCCCGCTCCAGCGCTGTGCGGTTGAGCGGCAACAGGCTCTGCATGTCAGCCTCCCCGCTTCAAGGTGAAACCGCTGCACCACGCCGCCTGTGCTTTGCTCGGGCGAATGTCGGCCCAACCGCTCAGCTCGACGCGACTGACACCATCGATATGCAACTGGGCATCGATGCCTGAGCGGGCAACTTCCACACCCAGCCGTCGCCTCGGGTTGATCCAGGCTTCCAGGCGGCGCTGGCACTCGGCGAGGATCGCCTCGTACTCCGGGCCGCTGTCGGCCAGGTACAGCACGGCATCGATGCGATAGGGCAGGATCTCGGCACTGCGCACATTGACCCGGTCGGCCACCGGGCGGATATCGTCGTCGTTGAGATACGCGGCCACCTGCGCCAGCAGCTCTGCGCTGGCCACGCCATCAGCCTCCAGGCCTAGCACGGTGACATCCACCACGGCCGGCGACGGGCTTTCGGCGGTGGCGTCAGCCACCTGCCCCGAAGCGTTGCGGGCATGCAGGATGTAACTGTTGCGTGGGCCTGCAGTGGTCAGGCCTTCGTAGACCAGTTGCACCCGCTCGCGCAGGGCATCGTCCGACTCCAGCAAGGCCTCGACGGGCGGGACGCTGGCCAGGTCCTCGGCCTGGATCACCAGGCGCTGCAGGCTGACGTTGGCCGCCAGCTGGTCCAGGTCACTGCCCTGGGCGTAGGCCAACAGCAACGCCTTGGCGGCGTCATTGATGCGAGCCCGGTTGAGCAGCTTGCGGTAGGCACCGACCTCAAGCAGCTTGGTGACAGGGTCGCTCTCCAGGTTGGCGGTCCAGTCGTCGCCCAGGTATTCGCGGAAGGTGTCCAGATCGGCCTGGTAGAGGGTTTCGAAGTCAAGGTCTTCCAGCAGCTGTGGTGCTGGCAGCGTCGACAGGTCGACCTGGCTCATACGCTCACCTCCACCATGGCTTCGTCGCCCAGGTAGCGGCCACTCAAGGCCAGACTGACCTGGCCGTCGAGCATGGCGACGACCTTGACCCGCTCCAGCTGCAAACGCGGTTCCCAACGGCCCAATGCACGCGCTACTTCGGCCTGAACGGCACTCTTCCAGCCCTCGTTGACCGGCAAATCGACGAAGCGCCGCAACTGGCTGCCGTACTCCGGGCGCATGCGCCGACTGCCCAGCGGTGTGGTGAGGATGTCTTCGATGGACTGGCGCAAATGATCGATGCCGGCCAGCGGCTGGCCGCTGCGGCGGTCCATGCCGATCATGGTGCACCGCCCTGCTCATGGGTATGCATGGCATTCTCCTGATATGAAAAAGCCCGCATGGGCGGGCTCGATTCAGTGTTTGTGATTGGCCGTGTTGCCGGCGGTATCGATGATCCGCCCACCGCCGTTGATGTCGCCGCTGACCTGCAGTGGGCCGTCGACCGTGACCTTGCCAGTAAGGTTGATCGTCGTCGCTTGCAGGCTGATCGCACCCTCGCTGACTTGCACGGTGCTGGCCCCGACCTTGATGGTCGCGCTGCCACCAGGCAGCTCGATGTCGTAGTGGCTGGCCTGCCAGTCGTAGCTGAGCGAACCACCGTCGGCGAAACGCCAGACCTCGGCATGCTCGCGGGTGTCCGGCGCACTGCCGGCATTGCCATACAGTCCCGGCAGGAAGGTGCCCTGGGCCGGCTCGCCACTGGGGTTGAGCAGCACGCCCTGCTCGCCCAGGCTGGGGGCTCGCCAGTGCCGCGCCTGGCCAGCAGCCTGGGCGTGCCAACGCAGCCAGGCGCTGGTCCAGCCGCTACCATCAGACACCCGCACCCGGGCGGCGGCAAGGTCCACCGCCACCACCCGGCAGGGAATGACCAGGCACGCCAGCATGCGGTCATGCATGGCGCTGACGTAGCTCATGACAAGTCCTCTGGGGCGATGTACTGCGCCTCATTACCCAAACCGATATCGGGTGCGAAACCCAGCACCAGGCTACCGGGCGGCTGATCCGGCCAGTTCCAGCGTACCTCGCCAAGCAGTACCGGCTGGTCCCAGCGCACGGTCCAGGCGCTGCCCTCGAACTGCGCCTGCACGTTGCGGCTGGCCTCGACGAAGTCCAGTGCCCAATGCTGCTGACGCAACAGGTCCATCAGTTGCGCGGCAAGCAGGCTGCCCTGCAGTCGCGCATCGGGGTTGGCGCTATCGGCGGTGATGTCCGCCTCGAAGGTGGCAATCAGCACCGAGCGGCCATCGCGCGGTGCTGCATCTGCCGTCATTTGCACGATGCCGTGGCGCAGTGCCGGTCGTTCCGGGGCATTTCCTACAGCGGTATAGGCATCGACCGAGGCCAGTTCCGGCATTGCCTCACGAATGGTTGCGGTCACGGCCGCATGCAAAGTGGCCAGTTCGCTCATGCATATTCTCCTTATCGCTCGTCGGCCTGGGTGCTGTCGCGCAAGCCCAGGCGCCGGATCGCCCAGCGTTCGTACAGGCGCATGGCGACATCGGCGCCGCCAACTGCGGTCATGCAGCCCAATGCACTGGCCGCCCAGATCGACAGGCCGCCGGCATACAGCAACATCACCGTCGACACGCCGCAGACCATGCAGGCCCCGGAGCGCAGCGCCAGCCGTCGCAGCAGCGACCAGCCCGTGGCCCCGGCCTTGTCAGCCCGCCACATCTCGCCGCTCAGGCCGCCCAGCAATGCCAGGACGATTACCAGCCAGAGCGGCATCTCCAGCAACGCTTGTTGCTCGTTCGTCACTGTCCTGTCTCCTGTGTAATGCCTGCTGGCGGGGGGGGCCAACAGGCGGGTTGTGGGTACTCTGCATATTTCAAAAGCCTCGGCATTCCAAAAAGCCCGGCTCGCCAGGCTCTTCAGTAATGCGTTGTCGAACCGCCGGCCACGACTGGTGACGCCGCGCAGTTCCGCTACAAATTGGTGACTCCGACCGCGGCCGCCTGCCCGCCGGATAACTGTTCGTGGTGCTTTACGCTGCACACCCGGGCCAGTTGCCAACCCTCTGGACAGTTGAGGCCTGTCCATCGCTGCCTGTGTAACAACCGGTTTCCGTCCGGCTTGAGACACAGGCTATGCACTCATGCATATGCAGTCAATGCATTTCTTCAAATTTCTATGCGTTGATTTTTGCTGATATGCATGCAGGCCATGCACGGCCTGATGTGTAGGGATTTTCTGCAGGCGAAAAAAAACCCGCCGAAGCGGGTTTCTTGGAGGCGGGCTCGTCAGCGAGCGTACATACCCCACCAGAACACATGCCCAAGCAGGCTGATCTGCTCGTCCTGCATCTGCTGGAAGCTGTAGTCCTCATCGGGGTGCTCGTCGCGGTTGAAGCTGCGCAGGCGGATACCGGTAGGCAGGCGATAGACCTGCTTCACCCGCAGCTGGCCGTTATGGTTGATGGCGTAGAGGTCGCCATCGATGATGTCGCCGATCGAGCATTTGCCGGTGTTCACGCCAACCGTCGCACCGTCGCGCAACACCGGCAGCATGCTGTTGCCGCGCACGGTCACACACTTGGCCTGGTCGAACTGCACGCCATTGTGGCGCAAGCTGCGCTTGCCGAAACGCAGCCGCGCACGCTCGCTCTCTTCGATGACGAATCTTCCTGATCCTGCTGCCAATTCGACCTCGCGAAGGAAAGGTACCGACACCTCGTCATCCTCGACGGGGGTTTCATCGTCCCACAGGCTGATGTCGCTGAGGTCCGCATGGCCGTGGGCCGGCAACGCGGTTTCGCGCGACTCGCCGAGCTCGGCACGGCCGCGCAACTGCTCGGTGCTCACACCGAAGTAGTCGGCGATCTTCGACACGTGCTTGTCGGAAGGGTCGACGATCTTGCCGCCGAGAATCCGCGACAAGGTGGATTGAGGGACACCCGTGCGCCGGTACAGCTCCGTCGGGGACAGGCCGTGGCGGTCGAGCAACTCTCTGAGTACGAAGGCTACGTTGCGTTTTTGCATAGCGTGCATAATGCAGGCATGCGCCGGCAAATGCAATGCACCTGGCTGCGCGCGCATGCCCCATGGCCCGCGCCTGCATCTGGTTGAAAAAGCCTGTACCATTGCCGGTTTCACAATCGCCAACCAGATCACCCGCTGTAAGGCCCTGAATGTCTGATCTTTCCGCACACACACCAATGATGCAGCAGTACTGGAAGCTGAAAAACCAGCACCCGGACCAGCTGATGTTCTACCGCATGGGCGACTTCTACGAAATCTTCTACGAAGATGCGAAGAAAGCCGCGAAACTGCTGGACATCACCCTGACCGCGCGCGGTCAGTCGGCCGGCCAGTCGATCCCCATGTGCGGGATTCCGTTCCATTCGCTGGAGGGCTACCTGGCCAAGCTGGTCAAGCTTGGCGAGTCGGTGGTGATCTGCGAGCAGATCGGCGACCCGGCTACCAGCAAAGGCCCGGTAGAACGCCAGGTGGTGCGCATCATCACCCCCGGCACGGTCAGTGACGAGGCCCTGCTCGACGAGCGCCGCGACAACCTGATCGCCGCCCTGCTCGGTGACGAACGCCTGTTCGGCCTGGCGGTGCTGGACATCACCAGCGGCAACTTCAGCGTGCAGGAGATCAAAGGCTGGGAAAACCTGCTGGCCGAGCTCGAGCGCCTGAACCCGGTAGAGCTGCTGATCCCCGACGACTGGCCGCGCGACCTGCCCGCCGAGAAACGCCCGGGTGCCCGTCGCCGCGCGCCGTGGGACTTCGACCGCGATTCGGCGCGCAAGGCCCTGTGCCAGCAGTTCGCGACCAAGGACCTCAAAGGCTTTGGCTGTGACAAGCTGACCCTGGCCATCGGCGCCGCCGGCTGCCTGCTGACCTACGCCAAGGAAACCCAGCGCACCGCCCTGCCCCACCTGCGCAGCCTGCGCCACGAGCGCCTGGACGACACGGTGATCCTCGACGGCGCCAGCCGCCGTAACCTGGAACTGGACGTCAACCTGGCCGGTGGCCGCGACAACACCCTGCAGTCGGTGATCGATCGCTGCCAGACCGCCATGGCCAGCCGCCTGTTGACCCGCTGGCTGAACCGCCCGCTGCGCGACCTCAAGGTGCTGCAGGCACGCCAGGACTCGATCCGCTGCCTGCTCGACGGCTACCGCTTCGAAAAGCTGCAGCCGCAGCTCAAGGAAATCGGCGATATCGAGCGGATTCTCGCCCGTATCGGCCTGCGCAATGCCCGCCCGCGTGACCTGGCGCGCCTGCGCGACGCCCTCGGCGCCCTGCCCGAGCTGCAGAACGCCATGAGCGAGCTGGAAGCGCCGCACCTGGCACGCCTGGCCGCCATTACCGGTACCTACCCGGAACTGGCCAGCCTGCTGGAACGCGCAATCATCGACAACCCGCCAGCGGTCATCCGCGACGGCGGCGTGCTCAAGGCCGGCTACGACAGCGAGTTGGACGAACTGCTGGCGATCAGCGAGAACGCCGGCCAGTTCCTCATCGACCTGGAAACCCGCGAGAAGGCCCGCACGGGCCTGGCCAACCTCAAAGTCGGCTACAACCGTGTGCACGGCTACTTCATCGAGCTGCCGACCAAGCAGGCCGAGCAGGCACCGGGCGACTACATCCGCCGCCAGACCCTCAAGGGCGCCGAACGCTTCATCACGCCCGAGCTCAAGGCTTTCGAGGACAAGGCGCTGTCGGCCAAGAGCCGCGCCCTGGCGCGCGAAAAGATGCTCTATGACGCGCTGCTGGAAACCCTCATCAGCCACCTGGCTCCCCTGCAGGACAGCGCCGCCGCGCTGGCCGAGATCGACGTGCTGAGCAACCTTGCCGAGCGTGCGCTGAACCTCGACCTGAACTGCCCGCGCTTCACCGACGAGCCGTGCCTGCGCATCGAGCAGGGCCGTCACCCGGTGGTCGAGCAGGTGCTGACCACCCCGTTCGTAGCCAACGACCTGGGCCTGGACAACAGCACGCGCATGCTGATCATCACCGGCCCGAACATGGGCGGTAAATCCACCTACATGCGCCAGACCGCCCTGATCGTGCTGATGGCGCACATCGGCAGCTTCGTCCCGGCCGCCAGCTGCGAGCTGTCGCTGGTCGACCGCATCTTCACCCGCATCGGCTCCAGCGACGACCTGGCCGGCGGGCGTTCGACCTTCATGGTCGAGATGAGCGAAACCGCCAACATCCTGCACAACGCGACCGACCGCAGCCTGGTGCTGATGGACGAAGTCGGCCGCGGCACCAGCACCTTCGACGGCCTGTCGCTGGCATGGGCCGCCGCCGAGCGCCTGGCCGAGCTGCGTGCCTACACCCTGTTCGCCACCCACTACTTCGAGCTGACCGTGCTGCCGGAGAGTGAACCGCTGGTGGCCAACGTGCACCTGAACGCCACCGAGCACAACGAACGAATCGTCTTCCTGCACCACGTGCTGCCTGGCCCTGCCAGCCAGAGCTATGGCCTGGCCGTGGCGCAGCTGGCGGGCGTGCCGGCGCCAGTGATCCTGCGCGCACGCGAGCACCTGGGCCGGCTGGAAACCACCAGCCTGCCCCATGAGGCACCGGTGACCAAGAAGGCCAAGGACGAGCCGCAAGTCCCACACCAGAGCGACCTGTTCGCCAGCCTGCCACACCCGGCCATCGAGAAGCTGGGCAAGCTGGACCTGGATGACATGACCCCGCGTCAAGCTATCGAAATGCTATATCAACTAAAGAACCTGTTATAA